CCGGTCCACGAAGCCGGTGATGCCGTGGCCGGCCAGCGCATCGAGCGCCGCCTGAGCTGCCTGCCGTCGCGTGAGGTCCCCGGCGAGCGCCTGCATGGTCGCCCGTCCGACCGCCTGGCGGTAGATGTCGTTCACGGCGCGGAGCACGTGCAGGTCCGTCTCCGCCAGCCGCCCCGCCAGCGCCCGCGCCAGCGCCCGGGTAGCGGCCTCGGAGTCCACCCGGGCCAGCGTCGTGGCGATGCGGCCCCGGAGGACGACCGCCCGCGCCGCGTTCGCGCCGCGCTCATGCGCCGCCGTGACGGCCGCCAGGGCCGCCCTGTCGCGCTTGGCATGCATGCCGCGCATCAGACGCCGCGCCGCCGCGCTCAGCGCCGCAGAAGCGGCCACAGCGACGCCCGCGCCGCGTTCCTGGTCGGCCAGCCAGCGCCGCACCTGCAGAGCGAGGTTCGCCAGCAGGGCCAGCTCCAGTCCGCGCGCCAGGCCGAGCAGGGTGTCGCGCTCGTCGGCCATCAGAAGGCGGGCTCGCTCACGGCGCGCCCGGAGTCCTCGCGGATGCGCTCGACCTCGGCGGCCAGCTTCTCGTCGTCGAGGTCCGGCTGGGCCCGCCGCACCGCCGTCTCGATGGACACCGCCTCGGCGGTCCGAAGCAGGGTCAGCGTCTGCGCCTGCTCCTGCGGCGTCTCCCGCGCCTCCGGCCACGCCAGCACCGGCGTCTCGACCACGGTCGGGTGCCCGAGCACCGCCCGGTCCACGGCGAGCAAAGCGGCGCAGGCGTCCTTCACCGCCGGTGCCCAGTAGCGCCGCTTGCGCTCGATGGTCTGGAGCGTCTTGCCCTCGCGCAGGCGGAGCGCCGTACCGGAGTCCGCGCGGCCCTCGATACGCAGGCCGAACGTCTGCGGCGAGTAGCCCGCGCGAGACACGGCGGACTCCATCAGCCGCAGGACGGTCTGCTCGTGTTCCTCCGCCCGGATAGCGGGCTGGTGGACGACGATGCTCATCTCGCCCGGACTCATGCCGTCCAGCTCTGTGAACACCTCGGCGTCGGCGTTGAAGTAGCGCCCGCTGCCGCGCTCCGGACGGATAGTCTCCAATGCGTCGTGCGGAACGAGAATGCGCGTCTTGGCCAGCCGCACGTCCCGCGCCCACGAGCTGTATGCCTCGTCCAGCGCGTCCAGGAGGTCCTCAGCCCCGGCCACGTCCGCGCGACCGTAGGGTGAGCCCAGCGAGTCGGTGAGCGGTCGTATGTTGGGCACGTACCAGACCAGCAGCGGCGGGACGCCCTCCGGCAGCGAGACGACCGGCTCCAGCGCCGCCGTCGCCTCGTGTTCCTCCAGACCGCAACGGGTCCCTACGTGCGTCTTGTCGCCCACGTACAGACCGTGCAGGATGACGCCCGGCTCGTACCGTTCGAGGTGTCGCCAGACGCCTTTACCCTTGGCGTCCAGCTCGCGCCAGAACGTCACCGCCCGCAGCCTTCCGTAGCGGAACTCGGGAGCAGCGTGGTCGGCTGCCACCGTGGTCAGGAACGGCGCGTCGGACACCTCCGTGTCCCAGCTCACGCGCAGGAAGACGCCGCCGATAGCGGCGCAGACTTCCGCCGCCTCCAGCAAGACGTTGGCCAGCCCCGTTTCCGCCGCCAGCTCGTCGAGCCGCTGCTGAGCCGCCTCGCTCACCACGAGGTCCGGCATCTCGCCGAAGAGCAGGTCGGCGGAGGTCTGGGCAATCTCCGCCGCAAGAGGGACATGGACCGGCGGCGCTTGCTTCGGTGCTTTGAGAGACCGCTCCCTCTCGCGCCGCCAGAAGAACGGGAAGCGCGAGCGCCCGGCACTCGGCGGGGATGCGTCCGAGGCCAGCCGCGCCGGACTTCCGGAGTACCACGCCCGCCAGGTATGGATGTCGGCCGGCATCGCGCCGTGCGGCGGCCAGAGTGCGTTGGCGTCAGTGGGCAGGCTCATGCTGCGGCCTCCTGTTCGTCTCTGTCGGCCGCGACCCAGCGGCGGGTGTAACGGCGGGTGGTGAACACCAGATAGCGGAGCGCGTCGCAGTTATGCACGAGCACGCCGTTGGCGTAGAACTCGTGGGCGTCCGCGATGAGAAGGTTGTAGACGGGGACGCGCTCAGTCAGAGCGCGAACGGTAAGCACACGAAGCGGAGCACGTTCTGGTCGGCAGGTAGCGGTTAGTCCTGAAACTCTTGCCGCAGACGACACAGACCCGGGTCTCGTCATCGACCCTGCTGGCACGCCGTGCCGCACTTCTGCAGTTGTTGGAACAGAACTTGGCCCAAGGCTGGAGCGATTCAAAGCGCCCGCCGCAGTGGCGGCAGACAAGACGTACCGGCTCGCGCTTCGCCATAGCCCTAGTAGCGTGTTCACGGTGCCAGGCGCGGCCCTCTTCGGAGCGATGCCATTCGGATGCGAGCGGCCTGATACGCGCGAGATGCGCCCGTGCTTCAGGCGTCTGCATACGGCGACTGGTCCTCTCGGCGTGGACGCGGCGGTGTTCCTCTTGCGAGAGACAGACGAGATTGGCCGACTCGTTGTTGAGCGGGTCGAAATCGGCATGGTGGATGACGCAGCCGTTCGGTATCCGGCCGTGTTCCGCCTTCCAGATTTCCTCATGCAGGCGGCCGACACCACGTGACTTATCAGCCTTACCGGGAGTGAAGTAAACGGCCTCGGCCCACGTGTGGGAGGTCGGGTAGCGCCTGAACCTGATTCCGTTGAACTCGATGACCTCGACCATGAGCGTAGTATATCACCATATCGCAGCGCATCTATACTCACCCAGCCCTTCCCCTCTACCCACACGGGATGGTCGGCGGTCCCGCTGAACCGGCGACCGTCGGAGAGGACGACTTCATGCACCTTAGCCGCAGCGCAAGTCATGACGCTCGCTCTGACCTCCCGCCAGCCGTCGCGCGTCATCGCCTTGTCGCCGGTCCTCACGCGCTCAATCGCTACTTGGCCGCGTGACGTGACAACCGGCGTCCCTGCGACGAAGCAGCCGTGGTCGTCGGCCTTGATAGGCGCGTCATCTCCCCGCGCCTGCGCTTTGGCATCCCAGAGGTAGCCGCTCAGCTCACGCAGCAGGTGCTCGCACGAGCGGTGGATGCGGAGCCGGTCCGCCGCCAGGAGGCTGGCCGTGTAGCGGATGCCGTCCAGCACGGCGTTGTCGGCGGAGCGCGGCGTCACCCAGCGGTCGCGGCGCAGCTGCTCGGTAAACGACACGGCGGACGGGTCCACAAACGCGCGGTCCACGGGCACCGGAGCAGGCTTAGCGTTGAGCCGGTAGGCTCCGTCCGCGCCGCTGCGCACCCACTCCCGCAGCCGCTCGGAGTACTCGGCGTCGGTGAGCTGCCTGCGTTTCTCTCCAGCGTCCCAGCGCCATTCCCGGGCCACGTACAGGCGCTGGTCCGTCCCCAGCCCCGCCAGCAGCGCGTGAGTGACCGTGGCGGTGCCGTAGTCCACGGCCAGCCACCAGCGCGTGATGGGCGGCAGCTCGTCGGTGCCGTGAACGTCCGGGTCGAGCATGTCGTAGACCGCACCCTCGGCGGCGACCCACTCCCCGAGCACGAAGCGCCGATACCACAGCCCTACGAACTCGCGCCGGATGCCCTCCACGTAGTCGGCCGGGAGATACGGGTTGTCCTCCAGGCGGAAGGAGAAGCGGGCCAGGTCCAACTCGTCAGCCCGGTCCAGCCAGTCGCGCTTGAGCCAGTGCAGCGGCGCGTCCGGGTTGGTCGTGGCGAGCATCCGCGCGCCCTCCGCTGAGAGCCGCGAGCGGAGCATCGTCCAGAAGGACTCCGGGATGGTGGACGCCTCGTCGACGTATGCGCCGGTGAGCGTGATGCCGCGTATCTTCTCGGCTGCCCGCTCGTCGTTCGCGCCGACCACGTAGACGCGGCGGTTGTCGATGTAGAACTCCCGCGTGCCCCGGTTGTAGCGGCAGACGGCTCCGCCGAAGAGGTCCATCATCGGATAGATGATGTTGCGCGTCACCGAGTCCTGAGTCTTGCCGGCCAGGAGCAGGTTCCCCGGAGGACCGTGCATCGCGAAGTCCACGAACGCGTGGTCGGCCCCGACGCTCTTGCCGCTCCGGACCGCGCCCTCGCAGACGACCATGCGGTGCCTATCCAGCGCCCACCACGCCGCCCGCTGCTTGTCCGTCAGCGCTTCGATGCTCACAGCGGGTCGCCCTTCTGCCGCCGCAGGTACTCTTCCGCCGCCGAGCGGCTGTTCTCGTCTCCGTCCGGACGGTCGCGCTGGCCGAGGTACTGCTTGCCGAGCCAGATGAGCATGGCGTCGGTGTTCTTCTGGAACTGCTTGCGCCGGATACTGATGCGCCCCTTCTGCTGGCCGCGCTCCCACACGTCCCGGTAGCGCTTCTGCCGCAGCTTGCGCGTGAACGTC